TCCGGTTGGAAATTCGCCATGGGCGCCATGAAGGCCGGCCTTACCGCGCACGGCGCCGTCAACGTCGCGTGCGACTTGGACCCGTTTACACGCGCTCCAGTACACACCATGAGGCTGGAATCATGTGGGGAACATGCTTCGAATATCCGCATTGCCGGTGCGAACATAAGTGCCGGCATTTGCCGCGGCAGGGGAGGGCCGGCACGATGAACGAAACAACAAAGCCTTGCGCCTACGGCGAGCAACCGGACCACTGCGCTTGCGGCGACGCCACGTGCCGCTACCTGCCGGGCGGGGAGCTTACGCCGCAGCCGGTCATGCGGACGTTCGGCACCGGGGCAACGCGCGACCTTGATGCTTCGAAGTATGACCATGAGGCGTTTCTATCGCCTCTCGTTATCGAGGCGTTCGGCCGGTACATGCACCGCAAGCGGCAGATGGCGGACGGGAGCTTGCGCGACGGCGACAACTGGCAAAAGGGCATTCCGTTGTCGAGCTATATCAAATCGGCTTGGCGTCATTTGCTCGATTGGTGGAAGTTGCACCGCGGTTATCAGGCCAGCGAAACAATCGAGGATGCCCTGTGCGCCATCATGTTCAACGCGATGGGCTACCTTCATGAACATTTGAAAGCCAAGGGGGAATCCAATGTTGCCGACTCCATTGCCGGATAACGGCTACCGCGACGTTCGCCAGACGGACGCGCATCGTTGGTGCGCTCGCACCTTCGGCGTGGACTGCGCCACCGACAAAGGCGAGCGCATTCGTCGCTTTATCGAGGAAGCGTTGGAACTGGCGCAGGCGTGCGACCTACCGCGGTCGGCGATTTGGAATATCATGGAACACGTCTACAGCCGACCGGTCGGCGAGCCGTTCCAAGAGGCCGGCGGCGTTGGCGTGACGCTGTTGATTTTGTGCGAGTCGATCGGAATATCCGCCGACCACGCCGAGCGGACCGAACTGGCGCGCGTGCTGGCGAAGCCGGCGCAGCACTTCCGCGACCGTCACAACCAAAAGGCCGCGGCCGGCATCGGCAAGCCGATCGCCGACGAAGCCGCTTGACTGTTACGGTTCTGTTACACTTCTCCCGTTTACTTCCGTCAGGTAAGTGCTATCCTATTTGCCATCGTGGGAAACCTGCGAAAAACAGTTTTCCAACGTTGAAAAGACGGGGTTTTTTCAACGCAACGGGGGGAGGCGGCCATGCGCAAGTAACCTGACCCCATATTTAATGCGGCAGCGCCGGCTACGGCGGCGCACACACGATGGAAAATCAGAGTTTCGGGGCCGCTCACGCACACGGGGCGGCCCAAATCGATTTCGGGAGAGTTTTTTAGCGCAGCGACCACGCAACGCACACGCTTTAGCAGCCTTTTGGCAAGAGTGCGGTTTTAGGTGGCGTCTGCAAATCGGGGCCGGTTCGCTGCGGCGGCCGGTCCCGACCAATACCCGCGAGCAAGTGCAGTCCGCGTCGGGGGCCGGCAGTCACCAGCCGGCCCCCGTTGGTTTTCTGAGGGGGAAATCATGAGCACAAACGTCACTGTCGCCGTTGCGAAGCCGAATCACCGGCCCGTCAACGTGTTCACCGAAACGAAGGCCGGGGCGCAGTGGTTGCCCGAGTCGTCCACTTCGACTCCGGTCGGCGGCGCCGAAACGTTCCTTGTCCACGGCTCGCGCCGGCTGGTTATCGAGGAAGTGTCCGAATGACCGGCCTAGTCATCGCGATTTGGTTGATCGTTGCGACAACCGGTCAACCGCTTGGGCAGGTGCGTAGCGCGCAACCCATGCCGTCCGCAACCTGCGAACAAATCATCGATGACCCGGAGCAATTGGGGCAGGTCGCCGCTGTGGCGGCTCAAAACGCTCCGGATACGGAATTCGATATCGTCGGTTTCTGCCATCCGGTCGATACCGAGCCGGGCGACCCGGCGTGAAATGGCAATGTGCCGAGTGCGCAACCCCTCATGACGATTGGGGCCGTACCGGCGGCGAGTGCATCAAGTGCGGCGGCATGTTGGTGCCGGTCATAGACAAGGATGGCGACCTTGGACCGAATCGACCTATCGAAATCACCTGTATTGCGGCGGCCGAAAATCGAACGGCGAGTCAAGTCCGAGGACGCTGCGAAGCGAATCACCGCGCGGTATGAGCACGGCGGCGTCGACCGCATGGTGCGTGCCGAGCTAAAGCGCCAGCGCCGGGCCGCTCGCAACCGTCGCATCGTGGGGGAATAGATGCCGCTCGCCATTGTCGGATTTACGTGGCTGGTTGCTGGCGTGTTTCTGTTCGGACTGTCGCGCGTCGTGCTTCGCGCATGGCGCCATCCGTCGCGCTGGACCGCGGCGAAGTACACGATTTGATTTCATCCGGAAGCCGAGTCGCGCGGCCGAGTCTGTAAACCGGGCCGAATCCCGCGTGGACGGCTTAGAGATTGCAGACACAGCGAAGCCGGGGCCGGCCGGCACTTTGAGGCATCATGTCCATCCACCCCAACCCTGACGGCAGCCAGACGGAAGGCTACAAGGCCGAACCGAACGGCACCTTCATTTCGCACGTGCTTGGCACAGTCGCGACCACTGTGCAGACCCTTTCGACGGCCACGCCGAAGGCGAATGGCGCGAATCAAGCTGTGGTCCAGGCGGACGGGCAGGATTTGCGCTTCACGTTGGACGGCAGCACGCCCACAACCTCGCTCGGCTTCCTTATCAAAAACGGAACTTCGTTCCCGTTCAACATGACCGACGCCGCCGCGGCCAAGTTCATCGCGGCGACTGCCGGCGGTTTGATGAACGTACTTTTCACGATGTAAATCATGACCCGCAAGTCTAAGGCCGATGTTCCCGCTTGGGCCAAAGATTTGACCAACCGCGAGCGGGTGTTTGTCGAGGAATACCTTGTTGATTTGAACGCTTCGCAGGCGTTCATCCGGGCCGGACTCGACAAGCACAACTCGGCGGACTCGAAGCGCAAGCGGGCATCGGAAATGCTCGCCAAGCCGGCGGTTTGCGAGGCGATCGAACATCTTTTGCAGGCGCGCGGCGTTACCCGCACGTGGGTTATTGACCAGCTTGCGCGCATCGCGCATTGCAACCTGTCCAGGTTCTTCACCTTCGACGGCGAGAGCATCACGTGGAAGCCGCACAGCGAGCTTGACCCCGAAGATTTGGCGATGCTCGCCGAAGTATCCGAGACGGTCGACGCCAAGAGCGGCATTCGGATTATCGGATTCAAGTTCCACAATAGCCGCGAAAGCGCGCTTGCGAGACTCGCGAAGCTGTTGCGCATGGAAGTGAATCGCACCGAAGTTACCGGGGCGAACGGCGGCCCGATCGAAATGGTGGACCCGCTGGCCCGCCTCATGGACGGCGTGGACGAAATCGCAAAGCGTAACCATGCCGAGGCTGTGGGAAAACCTGAGTCCAGTTGAGCAATTCGCTTGGCTGCCCCGCGAAGAAAGATTGAAACGCCTTGCGGCGATGACTCCGCAAGAGCGCACCGACCTTGAATTCCGGTGGAAGGGTTGGAACGCCCGGCCGTCGCAACTGCCGCCGCCCGGCGAATGGGATAACTGGCTCGTTTTAGCGGGCCGTGGGTTCGGTAAAACACGGACCGGTGCCGAGTGGGTCCGCGCCAATATGTGCGGCCCTACGCCCCTCACAGGCGGACGGTGGCGGCATCTAGCTATCATCGCCGAGACTGCGGCGGACGCTCGCGACGTTATGGTTGGCGACGGCAAGCAGCCGTCCGACCCGAAGGCCGGCAGCGGAATCCTACAGGTTCACCCGAAGGATTTCCTGCCGCACTATGAGCCGTCCAAGCGGCGCTTGACGTGGCCCAACGGGGCCGCCGCGACGCTCTACAATGCGGTTGAACCCGAACAGTTGCGCGGGCCGCAGCACGACGCCGCTTGGTGCGACGAACTGTGCAAGTGGCGTTACCAGCAAGAGACTTGGGACCAACTCGAATTCGGTATGCGGACCGGTAAGAACCCGCAAAAGCTGATTTCGACCACGCCTAAGCCGACGTTGCTGCTAAAAGCCATCATAGCCGACCCGGCAACGGTCATCACGCGGGGCTCTACATTCGACAACGCGGCGAACCTCGCCGCCAAGTTCTTAGGCCGCATCAAGCGGAAGTACGAAGGCACGCGACTCGGCCGCCAGGAACTTGAAGCCGAAGTGCTGGACGACTTGGAAGGCGCTTTGTGGAAGCGGTCGGTTATCGACCAATACCGGGTCAAGCTCGCGGACATTCCGCCGCTCGCGCGTGTCGTGGTCGCAATCGATCCGAACGCGTCCAGCGAAGAAAATTCGAACGAATGCGGCATTGTCTGCGTCGGGTTGGGCGAAGACGGTCACGGCTACGTGCTTGACGACGTTTCCGCCGTCTATTCGCCGAGCGAATGGGCGGCCGAAGCGATTTCGTTGTACTACGCGCGCCGCGCGGACCGCATTGTGGCGGAAATCAATAACGGCGGCGAAATGGTCGAAAACACCATTCGCAGCGTTGATTTGAACGTTTCCTATTCGTCGGTTTGGGCGTCGCGGGGCAAGTTCATCCGCGCCGAACCGGTTAGCTCGCTGTACGAACAAGGCCGCGTGCATCACGTCGGCGGGTTTCCGCAGCTTGAAGATCAAATGTGCAGTTTCACGGTCGATTTTGACCGGAATACGATGGGCTATAGCCCGGACCGAATGGACGCCTTGGTTTGGGCTCTCACCGAATTAATGGTTGAAGGGGAGCAACGGCGCCTATTGTTCACAAGCGCTTAGGGGCCGCGGCGAATGGGCTTGCTTGATTTCTGGAAAGGCGAGCGACGCGGGCGAAAGCGTAAGGCTCCGGAGCGCGAAACGCGGCCGTTCCCTACGCTTATGCAGTGGGGCACAACGCAGTCGAAGCGGGCTCGGTATCTCTACAAGCCGACGCCGCGGAATCTGCGTTACTTCTCGCACACGCCTTATGCGCGCCGGGCCATCAACGCGATAAAAAACCCGATTTCGATGCTCGATTGGGAAATCGCGCCGCTTGAAGGAATCGACCTCAACCCGGAACTTGAAAGGCAAATCGAGGTTGTCACGAATTGCTTTCAGCATCCGAACCATGACGACAGTTTCGCGACGTTCGCGGAACAACTGGTTGAGGATTATCTAGTCGGGGCCGCGGCCTGCGAAATGCAGTTGTCCGGCGACCCGATGCGACCGCTGTGGATGTTCCCGGCGGACGGGTTGTCGTTTCAGATTTTCCCGAATTGGGATGGCAACAAGAGCAATCCGCGTTACGCGCAAGTCATCGGGTACGGCACGGCTTTCGGCGGCAACGTCGTTTGCGAGCTTCGCAACGATGAATTGATTTATATTCGGCCGAACGCGTCTTCGGCCACGCCGTTCGGTTACGGCGCAATTGAAATCGCGTTCAACACCATCAATAACCTTCTCGGCACTGCGGAATTCGCCGGCAACGTCGCGTCAAATCAACGTTCATCCATTATGTTGGACGTTGGCGAAGGGTACTCGCAAGAGGATTTGAACGAATTCCGCGGCTACTGGATTAACGAAATCGAGGGCCAAGGCAAGGTTCCGATTATCGCGGCTAAAACGTCCGGACGGTCGGACGAAAAGACGCGGCGAGGCATTACGGTTGAGCGCCTATACCCGGAAGGCGACGCCGGCCTATTCCTCGAATACCAGCGATTTTTGATCCGGACGCTCGGCGCCGCGTGTGACCTGTCGCCGCAAAATTTCGGCATCGAAGCGGACGTGAACCGCAACACGTCGGAAGTGGCCGAAGATAGGGATTGGAATCAGGCCATCAAGCCTTGTGCGTTCAAGTTCGAATCGCACCTGACACGCGAGGCCATCCACGGGAAGCTCGGCTTCTCGCAACTGCGCTTCAAGTTCCATGGGCTTGACCGTGGCGACGAAGTTGCCGAGTCGGATATTTTCAAGAATCGGTACACGAACAACTCCATTACCCCGAACGAATTCCGAGCCAAGAAAGGCGAACCGCCGATTGAGTCGGAATGGGGCGACATGACTTACGCCGACGTTCAAATCGCCATGATGGCGGCCAAGGGCGCGGGGCAGGTTGACGACAAGAACCTATCCGGCGGGTCGAAGGCGAAGCCGAAGAAAAAGGACTCCTAAATGTTCCAGCTTCACAACATCCAAATGCCGGACGGCGGCGGCCCGCAGTGGCCCGATCGGCTGACTCTTGCGTCCATTCTCAACCTTCTGTTCCCGGCATCCGCGGCGGCGCTTGGCACCGTTGGCGCCGTGACCGCGGGAACCGGCTACACCTTTACGCCGACCATCACGCCGACCGGCGGCACCGTCACGCCGCAAGTCCTTACCGGCGGACAGGTGACCACGCCGGCAGGCAAGCAAGCCGTGGTTCGCGCCGTTATGAAGGTGATTTCGGCGGCAGTTGTCTCCGGCGGCACCGGTTACGTCAACGGCGAAGTGGTCGCATTCGGCAACGGTGTGTTTCTCACCGCAACCGTTGTGAGTGGCGCCGTTACGGCGTGGGCTGTGACGCAGGCCGGCGCGTTCACCAACCCCGGCGGCCTCCCCGGCACGGCCTTGACCGGCCCGGCTTCACAGATTTCAAGCTCCGGCGTTGGCGTCGGCGCTACCGCGACTCTCACGTGGGGCATTGGTTCGGCGGTCATCGATGACTCCGGCAATTACAGCGTCATCCCCACGGGCTTTTCGGTCACTCCGGTTGACGGCAACGGCTCGGGCGGCGCGGTCGCGGCAGGCGCCGCGGCAACCGCGGGCAACCCGACGTTCCTGCAAGTCGGACCGTTCGTCAACGATGGACTCAACCCGGCTCCCGCCTTCGGCGCGCTCGGCGTCGCAAGCACCGATATCGTTGTCGAGTTGAACGCCAAGGTGAACGGCTACGCGTCGCTGAAATTGCAGCCCCGCCTTGCCGCCAACACCGTTGTCGCCGGCACTCTCGACGCCGTGATTTGGGCGTAAATCCATCGCCCCGAGTGCAACACGCCCGTCGTGTTTTGACGGATTGTGCGGGTCGCCGTGAGACACGGCTAGGGGCACCAACTTTTTAAGGACACGAAATCAATGGGCGCAAAAGCCACCATCGCCGCCATCGTGCCGCAGACGACTCACGTCACCGCGGCGCAGTCACTTGGCCGCAGTCCTTCCACTCTGCACGCGCAAGCGGGTGTGCAGATTACGGACACCATCAACCTGTTGAAACAGGTGGTTGCAGACATGACGAAGGGAAATCCCTCCGACCCGAATATCGCGACCATCAACACGGTCATCACCAATCTGAGTTAGACGCCATGCCGGTCCATGCGATTTCGATGGAAGTCGAAACGCCGCTTGGCCGCGGGCAATCTTTGTTCGTGGAAACCGGCGACGACGACTCCTTTTGGACTGTCGCGATGAACGATACCGGAGCCATTGTGACGTTCCGGCAAAAAAAATTCGGGCCGCCCGAAGTTACACGCACGGGCGAATGATTTCAGACGAACAGATGCGGGATATTACCAAGCCCGCGAGCTAGGAGAGTTTCACTATGGGAGTCCGCGCAATCCTTGCCGGCGTCGTGTTGACGGCCAACGACAAGACTCAGGCTCAATCACTCGGGATCGATGCCGCCGGCCTTCTCGCCGAAGCGCAGTTGAAGTGCCAGGAAGTCATTCAGATTTGCAACGTTCTAATTTCGGACGTTATGAATCCGGCGGGCGACGGCGGCAACGTTACCACGCTCAACGCGCAAATCACCGCCATCAACTAAGGCAAATCACAATGGCGAAATCAGCAAAACAGAATTCGGCCGGCGTCGACTCCCCCTCCGCTGTTGCCGATGGCGGCGCCCCGGATTCCGAAGCCACGGAGTCCGGGGCCGCCGCTGAAACCGCGACCGTGCCGGTTGTGGTTACGGCAGTCGACAGGGCGGAAGCCTTGCTTGCGACGGTCGCCAAAATGGGCGACGGCGTTGGACAGTTTCACGCCGAAGTCGAGAAGGCCGCCCGCGACTTGAAGTCTGCGGCGGACGCCGCCTTGCATGGCCGCGTTGCTCGGCTCGCGTCGGTGCTCGCGGAATTCCGCAACGGTCTCGGGACCGTGTAAACGCTGTGCCGAAGCTTTCGAAGGCGGACCGGGACGCGCTCCCGGCCGATTCCTTCGCTATACCGGCGAAGCGGCTCATTCCGTTGCACGATGCCCGGCACGTGTCCATGGCGTGGGAAGCTGTGAGCGCCGCGGCAAACTTGACGCCGGAGGAAAGGCGACTGGCGCGGGTCCGCGTAGTCGAGCGGGCCGCAGAGCTTGGCCTTGATGCGACGGGTTGGAAACTGCCGTTGCATATGACGCTTTCGGCGATGGCGCTAAATATCAGCAACAGCGACCATCCGAACAAGATGCCGTTTTCGGGTGTGCTCACCCGCATTAACGAGCCGAGCGACAAGCCGCCGGAAGGTAGCGGCGGCCGGCTTATTACGATTTCGTCCGAAGCCGCCGAAAAGAATCTCGGTTCTTTGCTCGGTATGGCAGTCGATTACAAGCCGAACTTGGACGGGCACGACCCTAAAGCCAAAATCGGCGTGATAACGGCGGCCACCATCGAGGGGAACGCGATTCTAATCGAGGGCTTCGTTTATGCAGCCGATTTTCCGGATGTAGCAGCCGAAATCAAAGCGAACAAGGACGCGCTCGGGTTCTCATACGAGTGTCGGAACTTGTTTTGCAATGATCCAGATGCAAATCCGATTGTCATAACTGACTGCATTTTCACCGGGGCCGCCATACTCCGCAAGGATAAAGCCGCCTATCACTCAACCTCATTATCGGCACAGGCCGAAAAGGATTCTGATATGACTCCCGAACAGGAGAAACAACTTGCGGACTTGGCCGCGGGTGTTGCCGCGCTGACCGCCAGCTTGCAGACGATTTCTGCCTCTGTCGAGGATATCAAAAAGGCCGGCCCGGCGACCGTCAACGCCAACGCCAACACCATGGCGCTTGTGGAGCCTCACGCGAAGGCGTGCGAGGCGTGCGCCAGTGGCATGGAAGCGGCCGGCATCGGCGGCCATCCGGAGCGCGGCCACGCTGTCATGCTGCGCAAGATGGCCGGCAATATGCGCGCCGCCGCCGCGATGGGCCAGATTCCCCACATTTACCGCGACCATGATTATTTCATGAATGCCGCGGCCGATACCGGGAACGCCAACGCCACCAAGCCGCTGGACGGCGCCGAGCTTGCCGCCAAGGTCGAAGCGGCTGTGAAGCCGCTCGCGGACAAACTCGCCGCGGTGGGAACGCAGCTTGCCGACCTCAAAGCCAAGGCGTTCGCCGACTCGCCGGCTCCGGAGCGCAAGACGGTCAAGCCGGAGATTACCGCCCTTCTCGCGAAGGCCGGACTCGAAGCGCCCGCGGACGGCAGCAAGCTTGCCCTTGGCAAGGTCGACGCCGCGTTGAAAGAGTTGCCCGTTTCGCAGCGACTCACCGTCAAGGCTGCGCTTTCGCAGGCCGGTTTGATCGACTAACCGGCCGCACTCACCAAACCCTTTTCCGAACTGATTAGCGCCGCGCGCAAGCCGGCGCTGGAAGGATTTTTGCATCATGGGTAAGTATCAGGCCGGCTTTGAAAGCCTCAAAGCCGCGGCGGATTTCCTTGGCAATGGCGCCATCGAAACCAACCGCTACGAGTCGGAAATCACCGACCTTGTGCGACGCGACTCGATTTTCATTCAGCGAGTCGACCGGAAGCCGGCGACCGGGCACCCGCACCGGTACTTCGAACAGACCGCCGTCGCGTCCGCTGTGTTCACCGACCCGCGGAACATCGCGCCGGCTGCCACCGGTCCGACCCGTGTGGAGCGCGCCGCGTTCATCAAGGCCGTGACCGCGCAAACCAACCTCTCGCTGTTCGACGTGGACGTGACCCGTATGCAGGGCCAGTTCGCGGGCTTGGAAGCGAAGGACATCGAGGACATTGTTTCGGCCATCATCATCGCCGAAGCGCCCGCGGTGTGGTACGGCACCGACACGTCTCTGTCCAGCCCGACCACCAATCAGTACGTCGGACTCCTGGCGCAGATTACGACTCAGTCGGTGATTGCGCCCGGCGCCTCGATTATCGACGGCGTGAAGGCTCAGGTTGCGTCGCTGGTTGCGCAGACCGGGTTCAAGGTGAAGCCGACCGGCATTTACCTCAACCCGCTTACCGCCGACCTTATCGACCGCGAGGCCAAGGCGCAGCATATCGACCTGCATTGCGTCAACGTGGCGGCCGGCGTGAGCGTCAAGAGTCTCAACACCGTGGCCGGCGACCTTCCGCTGATTTCCGACCCGTGGCTTACGCTCGGCGCGGCCGGCTTGGCGCAGTTCGGTTTCGCGGCTCCCGCGGCCGGCAACCGCAGCCACTACATCGTCATTCTGACCGAGTCGGAAGTCGAAATGCCGACCGTGCACGGTGGCGACGGAAACATGAATCCCCGCATTTTCCAACTCGGGTTGATTTCCAACCTGACCGGCCAGTATGTCGGGGTTCACTTCAATTGCATCATCGCCAAGGCGTTCGCTTACGCGCACGCCGTCGTGCAGTTGCAGCGGCCGTAATACCTAGCGCGCGGCAAGCGCGCTACCAGCAAGGGCCGGCCTGATAAACCGGACACCACTGGCGGCCCCGGCTTATCACCGGGGCTGATTAAGTTTCCGCGCGGTGGAGCAGCCCGGTAGCTCGGCAGGCTCATAACCTGTAGGTCGCCGGTTCGAATCCGGCTCGCGCAACCAATACGTCGGACAGACGGACAAGGCTAAGGCCGCGTGCAAATCGTTGATGGGCAGCGAGTGGTCTAGTCGGACGTTTCAGTTTTCAAGAGGGGGAATGTTATCATGAGAGTCTATCTGCACAGCGATATGGCCGAAAAGCAGGCCAGCTATGTTGTTAACATCGCTCCGGCCGGCGACACTCTGTTTCATAAGCCGGACGATTACCACAAGGGCGACAAAAAGTCGGCGGACAGAGCGTCGTTTCCTTCGGATTGGTCGCACGCCGACGGCGACGCCAAGCAGTTTCAAATCACGTTCGTTTTTGGTGTTGCCGACGTTGATGACCAAATCGGCAAATATATGGTGGCGCGCGGCATTGCGAAATCCAACCGCATGTTGCGCCGGGTCAAGCAGCTTTTCGACCGCCACGGCCATCCGATCGAGGAAGTCTTTGACTCGGAAGGCAAGCGGATTCTTTTCGACACGGAAGCCGCAGCCGCGTAGCCTCATGCCGTCTGTATATCTGTCGCAGGCCGATTTGGTTGCTTACGGTGTACCGCAGGCAACCCAAGCGCAAATCATCGCCGCTTCGGCGTTGGTCGACGCGTACCTGCAACGGACTGCCGGCCTGCAATGGATGCCGGACCTTCAAGGACTGCCCTGCTACATGGCCGGCCTGTCCGCCGGCCTCGCCATCCCGCTTCCGCAAACCATCGGCCCCGGCACCAACATTAACGTGACGCTACCCGGCCCCGCATCGGGTAATGGCATCGTGAGCCAAATCGGAATGATTGGTTCCGTGGTCATATTGGACCGGCTGTCGACAAACAAGGGCGGAACGAACAACGTCGAAGCGTGTGTGATTAGCGCGATGGTCGGCAATACCATCACGCTAGGCAACGTCATCGGCACGCACCAAGCCGGGACGTTGATGGAATTCGGCTTGGTCACAGCCGAACAGCGCACCTTACCGAGCACGCGCACCATTGCGCGATTGGGCAATTGGCCGATTCGTCGCATTCTGTCCGGGCTCGGCTCATACCGGTACGGCCGGCGCAATGACCAGCAAGCCGGCCTGTATGATGACCGCAACCTGATTTCGATTATGCAGACGTTCGGCGGGCCGCCCGCATGGCAGCCGTTCGTGGTCAACCAAGGCGATTTCAACGAAATCACCGGCGAAGTGTGGATTCCGACCGGAATCTATATGAGCTACTACAGCGACGTTCGGCTTTACTACGTCTCGGGATGGCCGCAAGAGGGCATTCCGGCCGTCATCAAGTCGGCGGTCGCCGGGATTATCACGGCCAACATCAACACCGCGGACATGGCCGGCGGAATCAAGATGGCAAAGGCCGGTGACACGGCGTTGCAGCGGTTCACCGACTCGGTTTTGGACGAAGACACGCGGGCGCAGCTTAACCAGTACAAGCCCCGGCTGTACGTCTAATGAGCTTCCTTTACCCGCGAACCGTTGACGTGCACCGGCCCGCGCCGAACACGGGAACCGGGGCGCTCGGCTACAGTGGCGAAATTGCCGCGACGGAAGCGGTTATAGCGCGTTCTCTGCCGGCCAGCATCCAACACCGGGCCGCCAAGGGAAAGCCTGCCGCTGCGCTTCCTGCGGACGCTGTGAGCCGTGCGGATTGGTTCGTGTACATTCCGAAGCGCGCGGCGGCGATCGGGCTGATAACCGAGCGCGACGTGATCGTTGACGATTTGGAAAACCGGTATCAGGTAACGGCCGCTTACTATGGTTCGTTGGGCTACCGGCTCGCCGTTGAACTGTTGCAAATCTAGGGGGGCGGCATGACCGGCGGTGTCAAGACGCAGGAAATGGGCGTTCCCACGCTGTTGCTGGTTGGGTTGCTGTTCGTTGCGGTGGTTTGGGGTGTATTTCTGCTTGGCGGTAGCATCATCGAAATCATTAGGACGTTCCTGTGACCATCAACATCAAGCCTTCGCACGAAGGTCGCTTTCACGAATGGGCCGGCGTTCCGCAGGGCCGCGAAATCCCCGTGAGCAAAATCAAGCAGGGCGAACGTTCCGACAACCCCGCCGTCCGAAAGATGGCGCATTTTGCGGACAACGCGCACCACTTTGACCCGGACCACGACGGCGACTAAGTGGCCGACACTCCGGACGTTGAAAACGCGCTGGTAACGACCATCGCGACCGCGCTCTATCCGAGTGGCGCGACTCCCGGCCAAGCTTCCGCGGCCGGCCCGGTGTGCAAAGTGTATCGAGGTTGGCCGGTGCCGGCGTCGCTCGACGCCGACCTTGTAAAAGGCATCGTCAACATTTCGATTTTCACGCAAGGCATGGAACGGAACACGTCGCGGGCGTTGCTGCAATGGCAACAGCTAACCGCGGCTACGCCGCTCATTACGCTGGCCGTCAATCAAAACGTGGTCACGGTCGGCGGCTCGATACAGGCCGGCGATTTCGCCGTGGTCAAAGTCGGAACGCAGAACTTCTTTCCGGTGCCGTCCACCGGTAGCACGTCGGCGGTCGCCGCGGCGCTCGCCGCCGCCATCGCCGTCAAGTTCCCCGGCACTGCGGCGGTCGGCAACGTCATCACGATTCCGACAAGTCAAACCGTGCTTGTTGCCGCCGGAGGGAACGGAACCGCGTGGATGGAACTACGTCGCCAAGTGGTGACGTTTCAAATCACCGCATGGTGCCCAACGCCGGCATCGCGCGATATCATCGGGCCGTTCATCAAGAGCCTTTTCGCCAATATTGAGCGGATAGCCTTGGCGGATAGCAGCTTCGCATGGGTTACGTTCGGACGCAGCGTTATCAGCGATGACAACGAAATCCAACAAACCTACCGACGCGATTTTTTATACAACATCGAATTTCCGACCACGCAAATTCAAACCTTCCCGTCGATAGGCGCTTTCGCCGTCGATACCACGGGCGGCATTTCGCCGGCCGACACCCCGGCTCCCGTCGTCACCGTAGTCTAAGGACACCCCTAAATGTCGATTTCTGCATTCGGCGCCATCAACCCGACCGCGCTTATTGTGCCGGGGCTGTACGTCCAAATCGTTCCGCCTCAACTGTTGCTGTTGAACGGCGTTCCCACGAACGTCGTGGGGTTGGTTGGCTCGGCGTCGTGGGGGCCGGTCAATTCGCCCACCGGCTTCGGGACCATGGCGCAGTATGCCGCGACCTTCGGCCCGGTCATCGCTCGCACCTTCGACATGGGAACCGCTGCCGCGCTCGCGGTATTGCAGGGCGCGCAAGCCTTCGTCGGCGTCCGCGTGACGGATGGCACCGACGCCGCGGCGCTTAACGCTGTGAGCGCTTCCGACTCCGTGAAATCAGTTACGGTCGGCGGCGTCGCGCACGTGGGCGACGTGCTTACGCTCAACATCACGCCGAACGGCGGTTCATTGGTCGCGCTCGCGTTCACCACGCCGGCCGGCCCTACGTTGCAGGGCGATGCTCTTGCATTGCAGGCGCTTGTCAACGGCAACACCACGTTGCAGGCTGCCGGCATCACGGCAGACACCCCGATTGCGGGCGTGTTCAACATTCATTATCTGGCCGCGGCCGTGCCGACTATCACCGGAGTCGTTACCGGTGCCGGCGCCACGACCACGCTTACCATCGGCGGCGCATCCACTCTATCGACCGTCCAGCGCACCTATGCGTCTCTGTGGACCGGCTCGCTCGGCAATCAGATTGTCGTGACCGAAAGCGCCGGTTCTGCGCTCAACACGACTCGCGTGAGCGTGACCATTCCCGGCCGCGTGCCGGAGGTTTTCGACAACATCGCCGGGGCTGGCGCGGTTCTCAATGCCAACATTGCCACGGCCATCAACCAAGGCCAGTCGGGGCTTCGCGGCCCGTCGCAAATCGTGAAGGTGACGGCCGGCTTTGGCACCACGTCGCCGGCCTCGCTGCCCGTGAGCTACACCCTGACCGCCGGCCTTGACGGCGCAAGCAATATCGTCACGGCCAACATGGTCGGCGTCGACACCTACCCGCGCACCGGTATGTTTGCGTTGCGCTCTCAGGGCGTCTCTGTGGCCGCGCTGGTTGACCTTACGGACACCGCCTCTTGGAGTACGCAAAACGCGTTCGGGCTCTCCGAAGGCGTCTACATGATGCTGACGCGGCCGGCTAGCGACACCATATCGGCGGCCGTCACTGCCAAGCAGGGCGCCGGACTCGACACGTGGAATTGCAAGGTTTGCTTCGGCGACTGGATTCTTTGGGCCGACCAAACGAACGGCGTTACCCGGCTCGTGTCGCCGCAAGGCGTGTTCTGCGGCCTCTTTTCGAACAACCTGCCGAGTGTTTCGAGCCTCAACAAGCAGGTGTTTGGCATCGTCGGAACGCAGGCCAGTAACACCGGTCAGAATTACAGCAACGCCGATTTGCAGACGCTTGCGCAAGCCGGCATCGACGTTATCGGCAACGCCTCGGCAATCAGCGCCGGCAACTACTTTGCGCCGCTCATTGGTCACAACGCGTCTTCGAACGCCGTCATCAACGGCGACAACTACACGCGTATGACCAACTTCATTGCAACCACCATCAACGCCGGCATGGGGCCGTTCGTCGGCAAGCTCAACAATCCCACCGTACAGGGCGACGCCATGGCGACGCTCAATGCCTTTTTTGGCGGCTTGTTTGCTGCCGGCCTCATTGGCACACCGTCCGGCACGTCGCTTCCGTGGTCGCTGCAACTCAACAATGCGCAAGCGGCGCTCGGTTTGCTGCAAATCAACGTGAGCGTGTCTTTTCTGCCGGTGGTCGAAAAGCTCTTGGTGAACATCCAAGGCGGCCAGACGGTCACTATTAGCCGCCTGTCGACGGCGCCGAACATTTAACCTCGCCGCCTATTAGGCAAGGGCGGGCGGCCCGTCCGCCCCAACATTTTCGGGAGTGTTTCGGCTATGCCGATGAATGGATTTACGGTCGGTCGCGACGTTACGTTGAACATTTTCGGTTCCAACGGCGGCGTGACCAACTTTCAAACAATTACCGGTTTCATGAAAAAGCAAGAAACCGTGCACGTGCAAAGCAAGGGCATGGATGGCGTGATTCGTCACCTGGAACTGCCGGACGGCTGGTCAGGAACCATGACCTTCGACCGATCAAGTTCGGCGGTTGACGACTATTTCGCGCAGTTGGAGTCCAACTATTACGGCGGACTCAATATCGCTGCCGCTCAAATCACGGAAACCATCACGGAAGTCAACGGCGCTACGACTCAATACCGGTACACCGGAGTCATGATGAAACTGGACGACGCCGGCCGATCGGCTGGCGAAAATCTTGTTTCGCAGTCGGTGTCTTGGGTTGCGTCGAAGCGGCTCAAAATTCAGTAACGCTAGCGAGGGGGAACCATGAGCAAGCCGGCAAAAGTCACCATCAATGCGGGCGCCGCGGAACCGGCGACGCCATCGCAAGAAATCATCCGAGCGGCGAGCAAAACCGCGACCGTCAAAGACGTTCGCGGCCGGGTTATCAAGATTCGTCGCATCATGCCGTCGCTGCGGCAACGGCTCCGGGCCATGGCCGGCCCGGAGCTGTCGCTCAACCAAATGTGGCTCGGCGAAGCCGTGCTTGCTTTCGCCGTTACCGAACTCGACGGCGTTGATTTCAATCCGAACAGCCTACGCGAACTTGAAATCGTGCTTGACGCGCTGGACGATGACGGGTTGGAAGCGGTCGGCAAAGGGTACGCCGAAGCGTTTGGCGTGAACGAAGGCGCTTCGCTCGACACCGTAAAAAACTAACTCGGGACTCCACCTTTAGCGAGTGCGTCGCGCTGGTTAAAAATGGAGTCCCGTATGACGTTGCGCTGTCGATGGATGACGAATTGCGCGCCGCTTGGTGCATCAAAATCGGCGAGCTAGAGGGCAACGAGTGGGATTGGGCGGCCTTGCGCTGGCGTGAACGTAAATGATGCCGCAAACGCTAACACCAAATCAAGCTGCCGGTTTCTTTCTGTTTCTCGCGCATGGCCTCATGCCGGCCACTCACAACATGCTGGAACACGCCGGGCAGGTTGTCGAGGACGAAGCGAAGCGTTTAATAGGTACATACGATTTCGCCAATCCGCGATGGCCGGAGCTTGCGGAGTCGACCAAAGATGACCGCGTGCGGCAGGGCTTTTCAGAAAACGAGCCGCTGTTGCGTACCGGGGAACTACGCGACTCGATTCATCACGTCGTCATCGGCGACACGGCGCACGTCGGGTCGGATAACGACAAAGCCGTATGGCAAGAACTCGGGACGAAACACATACCGCCCCGTACCTTCCTAAAGGGCGCCGTGCTGAACACGGCCGATCAAATCGCCCACGATATCGGAAAGCAGGTTCACGCTTACTTGTCGTCCGGGCGGTTCCCCTCTAGCTCGGGGCATCCTTTTACGCCCCACGGGGAAGTCATCCCCGTATAGCTGCGCCCAACAATAAGCCAAAAACCAGCAACATATAGGCAATCGCGAACTCTCCAATTAGGATGACGATACGCGCGGGCCATTGATGGCGACGAAGCCAATTTGCGTGTCGCGTCCATTGGGACAGCTTCGGGCGCATAATGATTTCGTTACCCGACGAAGCGGCGTAATCCACTTCGTAAACCTCGGGAGCGTGTAAACGCTTTAAGCGCCGAAGACTAATTGACATGAGCGATATCTACAAAATCGGCGTTGCCATTATGTTGACACAGAACGGGGTTGCCCCCGCTTTGTCAGCAATATCACATCAACTTATCGGAATCCACCGGTCAGTTGGTCAAATCAATTCAGGCTTCGGCCAGTGGCGCACTGCGCTTGTGGGCGCTGCCGGCGTGATGGCCGGTTCCGCGCTTCTCACCGGGCTCGCCAAGGTCGCGAGCTATGGCGAGAAGTTCCTAGACCAACAGGCTAAATTGCGTCTGCTTGGCCTCAATAACAAACAAATCGCGGAAGCGACCGCGAAGGCGTGGGCCAATACTCGCGCGGTGCCGGGCACCGATGTTGCGGAAAACCTCAAAGGCATTGGCGAGCTTGTCGGCCCGGCCGGTTTCGAGCACGCCATAGCAGCGTCGAAAAAGCTCACAGAGCTTGACCGGGTATTGCAACAGGTGACCGGCAAGGCCGGGTCCGCGTACACGGCGACGAAGGCCGCGGAACTGTTGGGGCAGTTCTCCGAAGGCGGGGAATTCGACCCGAACCGATTTGGCAAGTTTGTCGACATGATGGAAAGGTCCGTCATTGCGACGCACGGAAAGGTGACGCCGGCCGACTGGTTGAACTTCGCCAAGCAGGCCGGCCCGTCCGCGGGCAACCTGGACGAAAACGGATTCTTGACCACCATGGCCGTTATGCAGGCCATGGGCGGGCACCGCGGCGGAACGGCCATGGCGGCGTTGTTCCGCCAGTTCGGTGGCGGCGTCATGTCGCAACGCGTCGCGAAGGAATTGGAGCGTATCGGCGTAGCACAGCCAAACGATTTCGACATTGGCAAAGGTGGTCAGGTTATCGCTAAAACCGGCGCTATGAAGGACATGGTTGGCGCGCTGTCCAGCGACCCGCTGTCCGCCGTTACGAATATCTTGCTTCCGAAGTTACGGGCCGCCGGCTTCGACACGAACGAAAAGCTTGCGACAGAGCTTTACCGCATCATCGGCACCGGCCCGGCGCAGCGTTTGATTTACGAACTCGCGCGAAACCCCGGTCAGATTGCCGGCGAGCGCGAGCGCGCCAAGGTGGTGTTAGGGTCGAAAGAGGCCAACGAAACTCTGACCGGTCAAAGCCCGATCGGGGCAAAAACCGCCGTTGCCGCCGCCTTTCACAACATGATGGTAGCGCTTGGCTCGGAAGCTCTCCGGGCAGCCATTCCGGTCATGACCGAACTTACGAAGCTGTTCAATAAGATCGGTCAATTTGCCATCGCGCATCCTACCGCCGTAAAAATCATCGGCGAGGGGTTGGCGGTGATCGGCGTGGCTCTTATCGCCGCTGGCGGCGTGGCGATACTCGCCGCGTTCGGTCCGGCCGGATGGATTGCCGCGGGCCTTGTGGTGCTCGGCGCCGGTATCGCGGCGTTCATGACGTATTGGGATAAGTTCGTCGCCAAGTTCAAAGAAATTTCGGCTTGGATTTTTGGAAGCGGCGAGACTACCGACAAACGCACCATGCCGCCGTCGATGTTTCAAGGCGGGCGTCCGAACGTAGTTCCGCCGGCTCCCGCTGCCGCGAAGGGCGACCACGTGGGCGCGGTCTATATGGACGGCCAAAAGGTCGGCAGCATCGTTACCGGTCACCAAGTCGCGTCGGCGTCGAGCGCGTTGCAGGGCTCGGCATACTTCGACCCGACGCAAAGCATGATGCCGGTCGACTACAGTTTTGGGCGGGCGTAATGCTGATTCTCGGCGGCTACATCTTTGCGGGCTTCGAGATACCGGAGCGAATCCCGCTCGGCGGTTCTCAGGACAAGACAACGCACACGCTGCTTGGCGGCCAACGCATTGTCGACGCCATGGGGCCGTCCGAACGTGACATTACATGGTCCGGGCGGTTTCAGTCGGCGGACGCGTCTGTGCGCGCGGAAGCCATCGACGCGATGCGAATCGCGGGGCTGCAAATCCCGCTCATTATCGATGCGGAATTTAGGACTGTTATCATAACCGACTTTGCCCCGGTTTATGAGCGGTCCTATCAGGTGCCGTATTCGATTACGGTGCACGTGGTCAGCACGCCCATCACGCCGTTCACCATCCTGTCGCTGGCGGCTTCGGCAGCGACCGACTTGGCGACCGCGGCGGCCTTATCCGCTTCGTTTTCGGCGGGTGCCTAATGGCCGTCAACCAACTTCCGCTCGCGTCGGCCATGGCCGCGGCCATCGCCAAGGTGCAGGCGGCCGTTACAGCCGCCGGGAACCTCGATGCCGCGAGCCTGACCGAACTAGCTCCGGTCAAGGTTGCGCTTACCAGCGCCCTTCCTACGGTGGCGGCGGCCGTGTCTGCGCTCGATGCCGACATACCGACCGCGACCTTTGCCGGCATGGTGGCAGGCAACCCGGTGCCGGCGCTTGTGCTCTCGTTACAGACGTACACCAATGAAGTGCAACAGCTTGGCCTTGCTCTTTACGTGCAAGCCTACCTGTCGCGCTTGAATGCGAACATCAACGCGGCGACCGGCTAATGGCTTCGACGGTCCAACAAATCACGGTTGCCGGCGGCAATCTGTACCAAATCGCGGCGCAGTACCTTGGCGACCCGACGCAATGGAATCGTATCGCCCAACTCAATGGACTGACGGACCCGTTCATAATCGGAACGGTTACCTTGAAGCTTCCGCCGGTCGACGCGAGCGCCGCCAACGGCGGCATATTGGGGCAATAGGATGGTCGCCGGTATCGTCCGGGCGCCGCGGGCTTTCCTGTCGGTTGTGGGCGGCAATATGACGCCAACCGAGCTAGCGGTGGAAATGACCACCTATCGGAAGGCCGACACCTTTTCGGCTCACGTTCCGCTCGACGCGGTGCCGGGGCTTGACGAATTCTTTTGGTCCGATTTGCCTAGCACGCAAATCACCATCAACGCGACGAACGACGCGACCACGGGCGGATATCTGCCGTTATTCGTTGGCAACGTTGACGACGTTGATATTGATTGGGGCGCACGTGTCGCACGCGTTTCGGGCCGCGACCTTGGCGCGGCGCTTCTCGAAACCAAGACGACCGAGAAGTTCCAAAACCAAACCACGGCGCAAATCGTTAAAACGATAGCGCAGCGCATCGGGCTCACTGCCAACGTACAGGTTCCGAGCGGCGACCGCGTGGGGCTGGTCTATAAAACCGACTATGCGCGCATTACCGACCAAGACACGTTGATGAACGTTCTGGCGCGGCTCGCACAGCGCTCCGGGTGCGTGTTCTGGATTAGCGGCACGACTCTTAACTTCATGCCGGATACGTCGCTCGCGACGCTTCCGCCGTTCGTCATCAACTACATCGCGCCGACTCCGGCCTCGATCGCGCAAGGGAACTTCGTCACACTTCGGACGCGACGCAACTATGTGCTGTCCAAAACGATTCAGTTGCGGACGCGCTCTTGGCAGTTGAAGCAAAAGCAGACGATAAGCTCGGAATATAACATGCCGGGCAGCGTGTCGGGAAATCTCGTTTACGAGTACCGCGCGCCAAACATGACGCAAGAGCAAGCGAACGCTTACACGCAAGCTCGACTCAACGAACTGTCATCGCGCGAAAAGACGGTCGACATTGATTTGCCCGGCGACGTGACGTTGACGCCAGAAATGCAGGTGCAGCTTGTCGGCACCGGTACGAGCTTCGATCAGCTTTATACCATCAACCGGGTGTCGCACCACTTCTCGCAAGGCGGCGGATACCGGATGTTTGTGAGCACGCGCAACCGTGACCACAAGCGCAGCGCAAAGCAGGCGGCGACCGCCGGCACAGGCGAAACGACCGCGCCAGTATGAACATTGACGATTTGCTAAATATCATGCGCCGGGAAGCCGAGCGTGTGGTGGAGCGCCGCGCGTCCGGCCTTCGCATCGGCACCGTGTCGTCTTATGACCCGGTGACGCATTCGGTCAAATTGCTGTTGCAGCCGGAGGGCACCGAGTCGGGTTGGTGTCCCGTGTCCACGGACGGCGTTGGCAGCGGCTTCGGCCGGTACTGCGGCCCGCAAACAAGTCAAGCGTTTCTTGTGTACTTCCATGAGGGCGACGTGGAAGGCGGCGTAATTCTTGGCCGCGTGCCGACCGACCATGAGCAGCCCTTTTCGGTCCAGCCCGGCGAAATCGCCGATTTGACGCCGTGGGGCTCGTTTATCAAGCTGTTGCAAAACGGCAGCGTCATCATAGCGGACCAACAGGGCGCAACACTCGCGTTTGACGGCTCGGGAAACATCACGGTCACGGCGAAGGGCGGCCAAACTATCGTCATGAACGCGGCCGGCGGTATTGTCCTAACCGACAAACAGGCGGCGACTGTTACGCTTGACGGCTCCGGCAATATCACGATGACCGGCAAGGCCGGGCAAACCATCGTGTTGGACGCCAGCGGCAACATCATTTTGACGCCTGCCGGCTCCGGGTTGGTCAAGCTCGGCGGGTCCGGCGCGTCGATTGCCATCGCACGCAATGCCGACACGGTTACGTCCGGGCATGTGGTCGCCACGTCGACCAAAGTGGTTTCGCTCTAATGGCCGATTTGTTTCAATGGTTTGGCAACGATTTGGTTGCCGCCTCTAACGGCGACCTTCAAGTAATCGAAGGCACCGTGAAAGGTGAACAAGCCGTGGTCCGCCGGCTCATGACTCCGGTGCTCTCGTATATTTGGGAACCCGGATACGGCGCCGGGCTCGGCCAGTACATCGGCAACGCCGCGTCTGCCGCAGCAATTCAAGGCGTCATCCGTTCACAGCTTTACCTTGAAGCGTCGGTTTCGCAAAACCCCACTCCTACGATTTCAGTTACGCCGATTTCGAACGGGTTCAACGTAGTCATTCAATATGTGGACGCTCAGACGGGCGCCCCCGCCGTGCTCAATTTCTCGGTAACGCCGCCCGATGACAACTCTTAACACCAAGAATTATTCGACGTTGGTTAGCGATTTCGCCGCGGCCGTCCAGGGCTCGGCGTCGGCGCTTCTCAACTTCGTTGCCGGCACTGTGCTGCGCGCACTCGCGCAGGCCAACGCCAGCGTCGTCATGTGGCTGCAAGGACTCGTGTTGCAGCTTTTGACGGTCGCGCGTCTGGCAACGTCGACCGGCAGCGACGTGGACTCATTCCTAGCCGACTTCTCGGCGTTCGGTGGACGGTTGGCGGCGGTAAAATCGACCGGACAGGTGACGTTTTCCCGCGCCACGCCGACCATTGCAACCGCGGTTCCGGTCGGCGCCATCGTTGCAAGCGGCGACGGTTCCCAACAGTTCACGGTCATAGCCGACCCGACGAACGTTGCTTATAGCTCGGCATTCAATAACTACCCGATTTTGGTTGGCATTTCGAGCGTTAGCGTGACTGTCCAGGCCGTCAACGGCGGGGCAGGCGGCAACGTGTCAGCCGGCGGCATTTCAATTCTTCAAGCCGGTATCGCTGGCGTGGATACGGTTTCGAACGCGTCCGCGTTTACCAATGGCTTGAACGCCGAGAGCGACGCCGCCGTCAAGATTCGATTTCAAAATTGGATGGGCTCGCTTTTCAACGCGAGCGAGTCGGCGATCACCTTTGCGATTCAGTCCGTCAATCAAAATCTACAGGTTCAAATTATCGAGCAACCGGCCGGCTCTCCGAACGTTCTGATTTACGTTGACGACGGCAGCGGCGCCATCGCCGGTTCGCTGGTTACCGCAGCGTCGACCGCCGCCAACTCTGTCCGTGCGGCCGGTGTGAGCGTGGGCGTGGTAGCCGCCAGCAAGGTCACTGCCAACGCTTCCATGACCATCACGACGGCGGCCGGGTATGTGCACGCCACCGTGGTCGGACAGGTTGGCGCCGCGGTTGCGGCATACATCAACGGCGTGGGCCTGCAAGCGACTCCGGCTCTCAGCACCGTGAGCTATGGAGCGATTTTCGCTGCCGCATTCGGCGTGCCGGGCGTGACGGACGTGACCAACCTGCTTTTGAACGGCGGTTCGCTCGATATCGTGCCAGTGGCCGGGCAGACCATCAAAACCGGAACCGTTTCGGTGTCATAATGGCGACCGGCGACGTAAACGATATCGTAAACCGCATGGTGGCGGTTTTGCCGCCGTGGTTCCCGACTCCGCTGGCGACTGCGCCGATTGTGCGCGCTGTACTTACCGGTATCGCCACGCCATTGTCATGGGCTTACAACCTGATTTCATTCGCGCGAACGCAAACGCGCATCAAAACCATGAGCGGTGCTTTTCTAGATTTGGCCGCTTGGGATTATCTCGGGCCGACGTTTACACGTCGCGCCAGCGAAACCGACTCGGCGTTTCAGTCGCGGATTCTCGCGTTCTTAGTGCTGCCGCGCAACACGGTTGCAGGCATTACGGCGATGTTGCTGGCGCTCACTGGCCGCACTCCCGCGGTGCTAGAGCCGGCAATCGGAACGGGCGGATGGGATCAAACCCCCGCCTTCGCTTGGGATAGCGCCGGGTGCTGGTCAGGTTCGTCTCTGTCGATTACCGCATTCCGCCCCTTTGGCCTCGGCTTCCCGAACGTTGATGGATGGGATGGGAGCGTTGGCGGTTGGGATGTTGGCGCGGTTGAGTGGACCGATATCGGCCAGATAACCGGCCAAGTTACGGACGCAGAAATCACCATGCGCGTTCGTCAATGGGTTGCTGCTGGCGTCAATTATACCCTGACCATTTCAGGCTAAAACCTCCGGAGTTTTTAAGTGGACCGAATCACCGTTTACAGCGGCGAAGTGCCGCGCACTGTCGATTTCCTGCAAGCCGAACAGAACACCATGGTAGCCGGCGCGAAGCTCGCGGCGTCGGTGCTTGGAACTACTGGCGTGGTTGATGGCTTTGCGTGCACGCCGAATAGCCCGGCCGCGCTCAATGTGCTGTTGGGCGGCGGCACCGTGTATCAGGTGACCTCGCTTGAAGCCACAACGTGGTCATCGCTTGCCGCAGACACGACCGACCAAGTTGTGAAGCAAGGAATCCAACTTGCGCAACAAACGATTGCGTTGACGCCTCCCGGCACGGCCGGTTTTTCGCAGGTGTTTTTGATCGAAGTGCAGTATCAGGACTCCGACTCCGGGTCGACGGTTCTGCCCTATTTCAACGCTGCGAATCCGAATTCGCCATTCTCCGGACCCGGCAATACCGGCACAGCGCAGAACACCACGCGCAAGGGAATTGCGGCGGTACAGGTGAAAGCCGGAGTCGCCGCCACTACCGGCACGCAAGTTGCGCCTACGGCCGATGCGGGATGGATTGGCCTTTGGCTGGTCACGCTCGCAAACGGCCAAACCACCATCACGGCCGGAAATATCGTCCAGGTGGCTAACGCGCCGTTCCTCGGCGCGAGCTACATGCCGAAGCTGCCCAACGTCCCGAGCTATATCCAGTCCGGCGCGTGGGGCGCGGTGCAAGATACTTCCGTCACGGCAAACACCATCACGGTAGCACCGTCGCCGCCTCCGGTGTCCATCGGCTTCGGAACCAAGTTGACGGTGAAAATCGCCAACGCGGTGACCGGCGCGACCGTGATGCAAACCACTTTGGCAAACGGAACCGTCAACACAAGCCCGGTTGTCCACGGCGACCTTACCGCGTTGCTCGCCAACGATTTGGTCACTTCGCAGGTTGTCGAATTGAACTTTGACGGCGCGAATTGGCAGATGCCGCGTGCATCGGCATCGGTCGCCGCAAACCAAATCACCGCTTCCGCGGTGGGCATGAATCAGCCCATCAACTGCCAAATTCAAGCTTTGGTTTCTGCCGGCGCTCTCACGGTTACCGTGGTCGGCGCCAACGGTGCAGCTTTAAGCGCTGCAAATCCGATGGTGGCGACGTTCCGCGATGCCACCATTGGCAACGGTGACCCGGTTACCCGCATCGTTACGAGCAACCCGACATTCACTGTCAACAGCGGCAACACGCTCGGCGGCGTCAATGGCGTCACAATGCGGGCATGGGTTGTCTTGATTGACAACGGTGGAACGGTGCTGGTTGGGCTTATCAATTGCCTTAGCGGATCGTTGATATTCCCGCTCAATGAGTCCGCACTTTCCACCACCGGGGCCGGAACCGGTGGCGGTAGCTCTGCCGGCGTGATTTATACGTCGGTCGCGACGGTAACCAATAAGGCCATCCGAATTATCGGGTTCCTGGAATGGTCTACTGCACTCGCTACCGCTGGAACGTACAACAATCCGCCAAATCTTGTTCAACTGTTCGGACCGGGAATCAAAAAGCCCGGCGATGTGGTACAGACGCTTTACTACACCACGTCAACGTCTGTTGCTTCCAACGGCGCTACGAAGGTGAACTTAACGGGTTTTACCGCAACTCCGCAGGTCACGCCGACGAGTCCGGTGAACCCGATTCGGGCTCGCCTGATTGGCAATGGAACGTCAGGCTCGGGTGTCAATGGATCATTACAGATGTTCCGGGGCACCAACGCAACCCCTATCGGAAAAATCGCACAAGGCGGCAGCGGCGTTGCGGCGACCACACTCGCCTTCGACCTTTACTGCGAGGCATTTGATTCGCCGCAATCTGTCGCAACTCAAACTTACGGCGCGTTCCTGCTTGCATCCGCAGGGGTGACGTTTGTTTGGCTAAACGCATCCGGTATTGGTGCGGGCGGCTTCGGCTTCCTCAGTTTGGAAGAACTGCAAGCCTAATTCGAAAAAACGTTTACACGCACCCGCGCCGCCGCAAGGCGGTTTTTTGTTGCTCAAAAGGAAATCATAAATGTCCGGTTTTTCAGACTACGCCGCCAAAAATACCCTTTCGTGGATTGGCGGACAAATCCCCATGCCGAATCTGCCGTCCGTGTTTCTCGCGCTGTTCACCGCGGCGCCGACCTCGGATGCTGGCACTGGCGGCACCGAAGTTTCTGCCGGCGGCTACGCCCGCGTACAGGTCGCCGGCGCGCTTTCTTTGAGCGCGTCGTTCACGACGGCCAGCACGACCTTGACGCTTGCCGCGACCGCTCCGGCGTGGTTGCTGGCACTCGGCACAAACGGGTCCGGAGTCAACGTTTATGACCAAACGAATGGTTTCCAAATCGGAACCGTATCGAGCATTTCCGGAACAACGGTCACCCTGACCGCAGCCGCGTTGCACGCAAGTTCGGGTGCCGCTGACTCGATCGTTTTCAGCGCATTTTCGGCAACGTCCGCGTCGTCCGGCAACGAGCCTGCCACTGCGCCGGCTCAAATCACAAACGGCGCCGTTATCAACTTCCCGCAAGCGTCGGCGAATTGGGGAACCGTTATTGCGTTCGGCCTCTATGACGCGGTGACCTCCGGCAACTTCCTGTTTTGGGATTACATCGGCAATTTCAAGTGGATTCCGTTCTCGGCTTCGTCCGCTTCGCCGAGCGTGTTCACGGTCGACGCGTCCGCCGACGCTCCGGCCAACGGCGCTTCGGTTGTCGTGACGCAGAAATACGGGGGTACGCTGCCGACCACGGCCGGTTCCTTTGCTGGCCTTCTCACCGTTGCCGGAAATTCCACCAACACCTTTAACGTCGGTGTGAACACCACAAGCGTCGGCGGCGGTCAGTTCCGGCAGGTGACTCAGCAATCCATCCCGAACGGCGTCACGGCCAATTTCCCGGCGTCTTCGTTCACAATCACGATGGCATAAAAATCATGGCACTCACGATTCAAACGGGTGTGCAGGCGGGGCAGATTGCCGCCGCCTGCCTACAAATTCAAAAGGGCATCGCCGACATACAAGCGGCCCTTGCTGCCGGAGGATTCATCATCGGAATTCAGGCGACCGTCAATGAAAACGGCACGCCGGTTCCGTTGCAATCGTCGCTTCAAATGTCGGTGGCGGACACGACAACGGTGCTCAATGCACTGTTGACGATTTATCAGAACAACCTCGCGGCGCTGCAAAGCCAGCTTGCCGGGATGTAAATGTCGTTCACCATTACCGATCAGGGGCAAACTACCAACACCACGGGTTCGCCCCTGACGTTGACGACGGCCACAAGCATTCCGGCCGGGTCCACAATAGTCGTCATCACGTATGAGAAAAATGCGGCCGGCACGACTGGCACGGTGTCGGACAGTGCCGGAAACGTCTACACGAAAGAGGACAATGTTTCGCCCGCGGCGACAAACACGGATGGGCGGGGCGCGATTTGGTTTGTGACAAACTGCTTGGGGCCGGTAACCTCTATCAGTTACACCAAGCAAACGACCACGGTTAACGCCTACATGGGCGCCCTATCGGCGACCGCTGGCGGCCCGATTTCCTTAGACACTCACGCCACGCCGGTCACGGGCACCGGAACTACCATTAATATATCCGTTACCGGAACGTCCGGAACCGAGTGGTATGTCTTTGGTTTTTGTACCAACATTTATTCGGCCGGCGACATAACCGCGTTCACGCAAGCGTCGGGATTTAACAACGGCTTTGACGTGGCGCAAGCATCGGGTGGTGGTACTGGCGGCGGCGGCGGTAATCGAACTGGTACGGGCACTCAGACTTGGAATTCAACATTTAGCAGCGTAAGCCGCGCCTTTGCGTCGTTCTTTCTCGTGTTCAAAGAAGGGCCTATCGCAAAGCCAAATCGGCGCATCATTCGGAGATATTATTAAATGGCTGGACGCATTTACCGGATTCCGATGAATCAGCTTGCCATCGGAACGTCAAAGCAAGATTTGTGGGCAATCACAGCAAGCAGCACGATTCCGTTTTGGCTTGAAGAAATCAGGCTTGACCCGATCGCGACGGCAGTTGCGGAATATCTGCTTTCGATTCAACTGTTCACCGGCTCGTTTACTGTCGGGTCCGGCGGCACGTCGGTCACGCCGGCAAAAAACCTTCCGAATGACTCGGCGGCCGGTGCTACTGCCAAGGTCGGCAACACCACGCAAACCGCGGTCGGCACAGGAACCAAGCTGCAACAGGACGCCGGGCAGTGGAACCTTGTCAACGGATGGGTGTGGCAACCTCTCGATATCGACCACCGCATACCGGTTCCCGCGTCGGGCGCCATCATCCTATCTCTTGACACGACGCCAACCGCTGCCACCGTCAACGGCTGCGCGATTATCCGCGAAATGTTCTAAATGCCCATTGTCGTTATCGCCTCGCGCAACCCCGCGCGGGTCAATAGGCGACGGAGATTTGCGCCGCCGGCCGGAGGCGGCACCACGGTTGCGCTTGCTGCGCTTGGCGCCGGCATGGGCAAAGCGGCCGGCGCAATTGCCGCTGCGGTCAAACTTGCCGCCATAGCCGCCGGACAAGGAAAATCGTTCGCAACCGAGAACGGCACCACGAAACTTGCAGCGCTCGCCACGGGGCAGGGCAAGGCGCTCGATACGATCGGTGGCAAGGTAGCTCTGACAACCAGCGCGACCGGGCAAGGCAAGGCCGCGGCGACCTTCGCCGGCAAGGTGTCGCTAGCGGCGCTCGCTGCCGGCATGGGCAAGGCTCTCGATACCACGGCCGGCAAGGTCGCGCTGGCCGCCCTCGCCACCGGTCAGGGCAAGGCCAAAGCCGTAGTCAATGGTGTCGTGTCGCTCGCAGCGCGAGCTACAGGGCAGGGTAAGGCGTCCACCGGTATCGCTGCCGTCACGTCGCTTGTGGCTCTGTCCGGGCTCGGCAAGGGCATGGCGACCGGTCGCGGCGCCCTCACGGTGCAAGCGACTCTGCAAGCGCTATCCGGCGTCGCAAAGGGCATGGCGACCGGGAGCGGCGCCCTATTCGTTGCCGCCCGTCTACAGGCCGCAGGGAAGGGCGCCGGTACGGCTCGCGTCGCTGTGGCGGCCGTGGCCGCCCTCACCGCCAAAGGTGCATCCATGGGCTTCCTGCGAAGCGGTGTGGCCGCTTCCGTGAAGCTCGCCGGCCTCGGGACCGCAGCCGGACAGACTCAACCGGGACTCAAAGCGGTTGCCGCGCTAGCGACCCGCGCCGTGGGGCAGGCCGGTGGCCGGCTATCGGCGCCGGTAATGAGGGCGACGCTTTCGGCTCTCGGCACAGCCCGGAGCTTCGGCCGCGGCGCGACGTTGCAGGTAGGCACCATCCTGTTGGCGGCTCGCGGCTCTGCGGTCGGCAAGGTGGCTGCCGGCATAGTTGGGCGCTTTTTTGCATTCTCGCCGGTTCCGGAGCGGACTCTTGGCCTTGACCAAACTCGCGTCCGGACACTCGGCACAAATCAAAAACGCATACGCGCGCTCGGTATCAATACCCCAACGCGACGAAGGACTTTACTCTAATGCCCTATGTAGGCGCAGATTTTGACGACGCCGACGTTGGCGAAACCGTCACTTTCTTTTTCGATTTCACCGGACAGCTTGCGGCCAATGAAACCATTACGGCCGTAACCGGCGGGCAGTGGGTTTGCTCTGTCGCCCCTGACTCGGAAGTGAACGACTTGAACGCTGCCAACGTCGCCAGCGGGCCGGCGCAAATCACCGGCAACATCGCAGGGCAACGGTTCGTCGGCATGGTGGCCGGCGTTCGATACCTTGTGCAGTGTTTCGTGACCACAAATCAGGGGAACAACCTCGAATTTTGGTCGCACTTTTTCACCGACCAACCAGCCTAATAACGGAAAATCATCATGAGTTATGCATTTTCGGCGCTCGCGCCGGAATACGATAACCTTTTGTCGCACATGGTTATCGACGCCGGCAAGCTTGCTGCGTTTGAATCGACCGCGCACCGAATCATAGCGCTGGCGAAAAACCATGGCGACGAATGGGCGGCCGTCCACGCCGCAACCGGTGTGAACATCGGATGGGGGATTTGTTCATTCGAGCGCGAGTCGTCCAGCGATTACCGGACCAACCCGGCGCAAGGCGACCCGTGGAATCACGCGTCAACGCACGTGCCGCGCGGCCGTGGACCGTTCGCGAATTGGGGTGCCGCATGTATCGACGCGTACCATATCGACCATCTGGAAACGGTCGGCGCCGCGGGCTGGACATGGGCGCGCGACTGCTACGAAGGCGAGCTATTCAACGGCTTCGGTCCGCGGATGCACGGCCGCCATAGCGGATATCTGTGGGCCGGCACGAACATCTACACGGGCGGCAAGTACGATTACGATAGTCATTGGAACCCCGGCGCTTGGGATACGCAACTCGGGATGATTCCGCTGTTGTTCACCGTCGCCCGGCTCGCGCCGGAATATGCGCCGATCGGCACTCTGTCCGACTTGCATCCGAACCCTGCCCCTCCCGCGCCGGCCCCGGTTCCGGACGGACTCCACGTCTCGCCGCACGGCGTCGCATGGATGCAAGCCAAGCTCGGCGTTCCCGCGGATGGGAACTTCGGCCGGCACACCAAGCGCGCCCTCGTCGCATTCCAGAAAGCGCACGGGCTCACGCCGGACGGACTCTTTGGACCCGCTACCGACCGGGTTATGTCGGGGCTTTCTTAACACCGAAAGGATTCAAATCGTGGATTGGAAGGCACTTGGTTTTTACGTGTTGGACCGCTTCAAAGAGCCGTCCACTTACATCGGACTCGGTGGCTACCTCTTGGCGGCCCATATCCAGGTCGATCCTGACATGATGGCGCAGTTGTCCGCTTTGGGCGTGGCCGCTGCTAGCACGCTCGGCATCGTCTTGAAGGAAGGCAAGCGGAGTTAGCGCCATGAACGACATTGCGGCAGCCGAAGGACACATTCAAACCTTCTATTACATCCTTGCGATTTTCGGGTTGCTTGGCAGCGGCGTGGTCGCCTATGCCCGGATGCTTCACGGAAAAATCGACAAGTCGATTGCCGACCTCGCCACGTTCAAAGTTGAGGTTGCCACGGACTACATTTCGGCAACTCGGTTCGAAGCTGCCAAGCTCGAAATCATGTCAGCCATCAACCACCTTGGCAGCCGCATTGACGCCGCAATGTTCCATCAACGCCCCGCCGAATAGAAGCGGAGCCTTACGTTGCCCCTTGCCGCTCGGCTCGCGCCGGGCGGCCTTTTTTATTTTTGCAACCGTTGGCGATACCGTTGGCGGTTGTTCTCCGTCAGTCAGAAATTTGTGTGCGTTTTTCTGACGTTAGGTCATGCGCCCCTGACTCGCTGCCTACGGATGCAGGTAAGCGCGCGCCCGACATATCGCAGTGCAGCGTCCCAGGCAACGCTGCGGTTAGGGAATGAGGCGGAAATGGCT